GACATCGGCTCCTTCGGACGGATCCGGACGATCTTCCACATAGAAGGGGTTGTACTCCGAGTCAAAGTCCCTGCCTGTGTCCTTACCCAGAGTCTTGAGGGACCTCATGGGGCTTTGGGCCCACCATTTCGGAGATAGCCCCGGAATTCCCCCCGCGTAATCACTTAACCTACCTAAAGGTCTGCCGGGCATAGTAGTCCAACCTGCGTCTCCCTTCCCACGAAGGGCTCGAAAAGCCGTATCCCCGCTGGCATCTTCCAGGCGGGTACGCAGAGGGCCTTTTGCCAGTTTGTTCTGCCATTTGTCGTAAGCCCTCAAAGTGTTAGTGGCCGCCTTTTTTCGCCCTCTCATGAAACCTGGAGAGAACTTGCCGGGCATTTGCAAACCTTCGTCTGCGTATTTCCCGCGAAGAGCTCCATAGGCTTTTCTACCTTTCTCTAGGTGTTTTTCATCTTCTATTAGCTTGCCCATTTTTTTATGAGCTCGCTTGTCGAAGGTGTTGTCTTTCAAATTTTCTTGCAACTTATGCCGCTTACTACCTCTAACCGGAGCTCCTATCTGTATACTATCGCTGGGTTTTAGCTTTTTCCCCATATTACCCAGGGACTTCACGCCCCTAGCTCCTGCTTTTAAACCGGGAATAGGTGCCAAGGTCAGAGCCGTTCCCGCCAAACCTCGATGAAAAGCACCCTCTCTTCCGGTTTCCCCGTACTCCTTACCCTCCCTAAAAACGTCATCCGCAATATGCGCGCCTTGTTTAACCGCCGTATAGAGGTCGGGAATACCCGACATGTCCGCAGCAAAATCTATAACTCCGCTACCACCGCCTCGATTGATACGATCCATGTAATCGTCAATTTCCTTGAGCGATTTGTTTTTACGAAGTGTATGGTAGAGCCCCCTGGCGTTCCTACCCAAAGATTCAAGATATCTAGACATAGTGCGTAAACATTAGCGTGACAGCGTCTTCCCCCTCAACCGCTTGTATTTCTTGCTTATTGCGCTAAGGGGGACTCTCATGAAGCCGTCAGGGCATAAGAGGGAAGGGTTCTTCCTTAGCATCCTCACTGAAATTTCCTTTTTCTTGGCCTCCCGATACTTGGAAGCCTGTTCAATATTGTATAAAGCTATAGCTGCGGCGAGAACGTGGTCATCGTGGTGGCCCGGCGCCGCCTCGGGCTTACCCTTGTCGTTTACAACAAAGACCCGCATCTCCTTCAAAACATCTTTATCGGGTATATCGATGTTCTTATCCATAATCTCGGAAGCCATATGGTCGATCACGGTCTTCCGCGTCACCTTATCGGTAGACCAACCGAAGCTCTTCTCCACCATTCCCGTAGAATCATTGATCTTGCGTCTGCGGTAAACGTGCAAACCTCGGTCGATCAAATACTTGACCAGAGCCAACCCGCTGTTATTAACCTCGGGAACGATAAAAGCGCCTCCATACCACCTCGCGGCTGCTTCGATCTCCTCCACCAAGACACCTATGTCTATTCTGGAATGGTGCAAAGCCACCAGTCTGGACACATGCCAGTCTCCTCTGTGGTCCGTAAACCCCTGCCGCCAGACCTGAACACTGTGGAAATCGGGATCCGCCGCCAAACCTTGCACCTGTTGGTCCTCTCCCGTGCACGTATCCACGGATATAATGTAGGACTCGTCGTGCATGGGTTCGTTGTATACCTTCCAGCCTCCTGCTTTATCGGGGAGAAAGCTAGCTCGGTTCCCATCTTGGAGAGTCAAGGTGCCTTGCCGGTACTTCTGACCCTCCGCCGCCTCGCTCATTTCCTTGAGAACCTGTATATGGAACCTCGGGCGCGAAGACATGAGGAAACATTCCTCGGGATCGGAGGGGTATTCCTGTCGAAATTTGCTGATATCACCGTTGCATTTGTCCTGCAACACCCTCCTGCGCCAGTGAAGCTGCTCCATGGATACGTCGAAGCGATCGACTTCAGACTTCTCATCATCGGTCAATGTGTCGATAAAATCCTGTTTCATCGACGCATCGCGGAAAGGAATCACTGAATCCTCGAATTCGAACCAAGCGGCAAATATCTTGGCCCATTCATTCTCCTGTATCCAGGTATTGTAGAACCAGCCGCTGGGCCCGTTGGGAGTGGAGTCCGCAACTACTAATGAAATGTTGTCCTCGTCGTAAAGAGACTGGAGATAACCGAGAGCGGGGTCTCTTTCCCCGGCCATGGGCCAGAAGGCAACCTCAGTCATGTTGCCGACCTGGATCGTTCCGCTTCGGCCCGCATTCTTGGAACCGGCGGTCTCTTTGCCGTAGTTGCTGTCGGTGACTAACTTAATGGCATCCGCCAAATTCCCGCCATCCGCTAGGTTTACGCCGCTCTCATCCCATGGAAACAGGTCGTTCTCCGCGTATCTCCGGTATATCTCGAAAACCTTGTCTGAAGTACCCGCTATATCTCCCATAAGAGAACCCGCCAAATTGGGGTGCTTCCTCATATGGTGATAGGTCAGGGCTTGAGCGCAAGTGGAAGCCCCTTTCTGCCGGGGTTTCAGGATCACCATCTTGCAAGGTTTACTCTCCACTTGGCATTTGCGGTAATGCTCGAACATACGCTTCTGCAAAACGTTCGGCACGGGCTTGATGTCCTTGCCACGCTTGTCCTTGATTACCCCGAACGTGCTGAACCAGACCTCGGGATCAATCCGTATGAGATCGGCCAATTGTTCTTGGTCGTTCGACTCGGTCATTCCCCCTTCGACTTTTGACTTTTGACCTTTTTCCTGACCCTGTTGAGCGCTCGGGCACGTTCCACCCGCTTACGGATCTCGGCGTCCGTATTCATCTTCTTGATCGATGCCAGGTCCCACATTACTCCTCGAAACCAAAATCGGCGGAGAAATCCACATCCATCCCGAAGAAGCGATCGACGGCGTAGGAGGCCACGTCGGCCATTTCCTCGTCCTCCATGTCGCTTTCCTCGTACCAGCGCATGAATACGCTCATCACCTCGTTCAGGTATTGCCGCTGAACCGGTGTCAGACTGTTCAAATATTCGTCGTGCTCACTCATCGATTTAGAGGGTGGTTGCCAGTGCCGCTCCGCACCCCCTCGTTGTACATCTTTTGCTCATCGGCTATGGCCTTCTGCACTTCGAGGGAGCGGTTGTACTGCCTTTGCGCCGCATCTTTTGCGGCTGCAGCTGCGCCCTCCCCACGTTGATTTTCCCCGGCAACGGGCTTCTTCGGCATAGATACGGGCTCTACGTCGTAATAACGGTATTCGCCTGCATAGCCGTCGGGATTGGTGTATGAGTTATCATCTCCAGGATCAGACGCGAGCTCGGGAGGGAGTTCCACGCCAAGCTTTCTGATTTCACCCTGAAGCTGTCTAATGTTAGTAGCATTCCCTTCCTCAAAAGCGGCTTGCAATAACTGTAAGAGATTTAGCGGGTCTGGACTATCCATGGTTTATCAACTCCTTTGGCTTTATAATTTCAGCTTCCTGTACCGAGCTTGTGTAAACATCCATGATTTCCGCTAAATTCTGGCCCGAATCTCGAAGTCTCTCCATAATCTCCTTGGGAGACGCCGCCTTCTGCGTGTTGTCGGAAACGGCAATTTCGTGGCGTGTAGCCGGTTTACCGAAGCCGTACTCCAACATAAGCCGTGCGCTGGTCAAGCGAACGCCGTGATCGGGCACTTCCTCATAGTCGACACCCCTTTCACCGTCCTCTCTACTCCTTCTCACGACATGATGGGCTTTCATACCTTGACGAAGACAGTCCACGGCTTTCGCGTAGTCGTCCTCCTCTATGAACTTATGTACGTCTTCCCTTAACTTCTTGGAGGATTTCTTCATTCTCCTATGGTGGTTTCCCTAATTAAAAACGGAAATTCAACGGATTTGTCATCGTCACCGGAACTGGACTCCTTCAGGGCTTCGGATTCAATGGGCATGCTCAAAATCTCTTTCATAGTGGGAGATTTCACCTTGGGGTCCAGACTCCACATTATATCGTTCTCGGAAGCCCACTTATACATTCTGCGTATAGGCACTATCAAATTGAAACCTTCCCCGGCTCCCCGCACCAACATCCCTACATACTGTCCCGATTTCAAATATACGCCTCCTCCACTGCTGCCCGGGAACGCCGTAACCGTAGTTTGGTCAAACTCCACTTTGCCGTGAGTCCTGCCGACCTGGGCTATTATGCCAGAAGTCATGGAATTGGAGCCCATTTGACCCAATAGGGAACCCACATGGTACAATTCGGTACCTATCGGGACCACGTCGTCCTTCTTCTCCATAAGGAACTCAGCTCCCGCCTTGCCGTAGTCCTTGGCCCGGACCATCAATAACGCCAGGTCGTGGCCGTCATCGTAGTCGGAATACTTGATTACGCGCGCGTCCATCTTTATTTCGCCTACTCGACGACCCCTTTCAACCAATTCCTTAACTACCTTGGCATCCTTAAACTCCACGACCTTCCGAGAACTTCCTTTGGCGTCTATGGCCTCTCTTACGCTTCTCAGGTTATCAACCACATGAGCGGCGGTCCATACGAAGGTAACGTCCTCTCCGTCGATTTTACGTATGATGAGGACCCCGGAGCCTTCGGATCGTGAGAAACGGTCTTCTGCCTTAATAGTGACGGATATGTCCTGAAGATGCTCGGCCACTTTGGGTGCCGCCATGAGCACGGATGTTGATATAAACAAAAGGAAGGCCGTGAATTTCATAGTATACGTAGATTTATGTGGTTATAGGCGGAAAATTTAACAGAGCCAGCTTCAAACAGGTCTCCGCACTCCCTGCTGCCAGTGACTCTGGAACAGCCTTCTATTAGGGTCTCCGCTATTGGGGCCAGCTTGCGGTTTTCCG